GCAGACGCCGAAAGACGGCACTTCTGCGCCATTCTTCACGGTGCCGCTGATGTATTGCAGGATGTTCTGACGGGTCGGGTTGACCGAGCCAGCGGCATACTGCTTGGACTGCCACCAGGTGTAGCTGCTACGGTCAATGTTGCCGTAGGTGCCCGAAGAGGACACAGCGGCAGGCAGACCGATGAACTGCTGCGTGTTGGTGGTGTTGTTGTACAGCGCGGTGGCCATAGCATCCATCATCACGTTGGTCGCATCGTTCATGCGAGCTTCGATCAGGGGGATGATGGCAGCATCTTGCTGCACAGCGCCTTCCATGCCGAGGAACGGCACAGGCGAGATCATGAGCTTGAGGTCAAACTCAGCGTTGTACGCGCCCTGCTGGACGGACGGTTGAGCGAACGAGCCGCTGTAATCCGACCATTGCGCGTTGACGAATTGTGCGCCCTGCACGGGAACCGTGACAGAGGACACACCGCCGGATGCTTGCTGACTGTTAGCAATCAGCGCGGCCATCAGCGGCGTCGAGTTATAAAGTTGAACGACCAGCTTCGGGATAAACGCACGCCGAGTGACGTATGTCAGTTCGGTAAATTGCGAACTACCCGTCGCTGGAAGAATACCGCCACCGATAGGCATGGTTTTCTCCTAAGTTGAAATACCCTCTTACAGACCGATGGGGCGGTTGGGGCGCCGAAGATCATTCAGTGCCTTAGCCGCCTCATCACGGGCCGCGCCCACGGGATTCTTCCAATACTTGTTGAGGTCGAATCCCTTGACAGGCGACGGGTTATACCCGGTGGAGGAAGTCGGCACGGCGGCCTGCTTCATCCACTCATGATATTCCGCTGCTGTTTCGTGGTTGTTGATGCCACGCTCCAGCATGAGCTTTTCCACGTCTGCAATCTCATCCTCGGACTTGACCAAGCCCTTCTTGATCAGGTTTTGACGGCGCTCTTTGAGGGCTTCCATCGCATCCTTCTCACGCAGCTTGGCCTCTAGCTGTTCCACGCGCTTTTGTGACGCTGCAACAGCTTGAGTGGTGTACTGCTCAATCTCCAGCTCGGGAATCGGAAGGTCGGGGTTGATCTTCTTCGTCATGCGAAGAAAGTCTTTCCGGGTTTCCGGGTTCTCGGCCAGTTTTCGAGCCAGCGCAGCCAGCTCATCACGAGCATCGTCGGAGAGATTTTCCAGAGACATGATGATCTACCCTCTTGTTTGGTTTAGATGACCTTCTTGCCGTCACCAGGCTTGGCCACAGCCATGCCGGTCTTGCCGCCGATAGAACCGGCGTTCTTGAGGCCACCAAGTTGGGAGAAACGGGGGGTGTTGGTCACCACACCGTTTTGTTGCTTGTCGTCAGTAGGCCGGCGGGGAGCTGCGGCACCACGGGGCTTGAACAAATCCATGATGTTTCCTTTACATGGGAGGTTGTTGTGGCAACCCGCCAGGGATGCCGGGGGTGGGAGCAGCGGTCATGGCCTTCATTTCTGGAGTCGCGCCGCCTGCCTGGGGAAGTGTTTGCATCATCTGAAGAATCTCAGATTGTTGCAGTTCGTTGGTCTTGTTTTTGCGGGGGCCAAGGGCTGCGGTGAGCGAGCGAATGGCCGCCAGCGCCCGTTGGCCTTCTTCTGATTCTGAGCCCAGGGCCGGCAGGGACTGTTCGATCAAGTCCATTGCCATACCCAAATTGATCATGGCACCTTCGCGGGTGCCAAACTTGGGCTCGGGTGTAGACATGGGTGAGCCCGTAGGCGGGGTTTCCTGATCTGACATTTCCGGGGCGCCCGCAGCCGGAGGCGGGGGCATACCAACGCCGGCCGAGCGAGGGCCGCGCATCAACTCCATCAACTTGTCAGCAGGAACACTCATATCCACTCCCAGGAAATAGGTGGGGGGCATTTTATGCCGACCCCCCGCAGGCAAATCCTTACGGATTACTTGCGAGCCTTACGACCCTTGCGTGCCTTGCGTGCCATGATGAACACCTCCTAGACAGCGGCCACTTGCTTCAAACGGGAAGCAGCCATACCGTTTTCCCTTGCGGGGGATCAACGACGGGTCTTACGACCACGCTTCATCTTGCGGTACATAGTGCGCTCCTTATTACCGGCGATAAGAGTCACGACGACTTCTATCACCTGTAGTTTTAATCCCGGTCTGCCGATATGTCAAGGAGGGCATTTGCTCGCCCCGCTTGAGTTGTTCGGTAGTGGTTCTGGGTTGGTCGGCTTTTGGGGCCGTCATTTGTTGCTTGGCCATCATCCCACCGCTTTGAGTTGTGGTTGTTGAGGCTGCTGCGCCTGCTGCTCGGCCTGCGCTTGCTTTTGCTTGGCCTGATCTTCTTCCATCTTCTTCAGACGGTCTTTGAGCAGTTCCTTCATGGGCGGCTCCAGCAAGTCGAGCAGGGATTCTTTGCTGATGACTTGTGCGCTGAAGAGGTCGAAAGCCAACTTGCGGTTGTCTTCCATGAAGATTGGGCTGTTGGAGTGCGCGTCCACCTTGACCACGAAGTCTTTGGTGAACTGCTCGGCAATGAACTTGTTGCCGTTGGTATCTGTGAAGTGCGTCGGGTTGTACGCCTGCATCACCTTGAGATACAGGGTGGCCAACTTCTCTAGGCTGTCTTCGATGACCAGCGCACGCTTCTTGGCGCGGCTTGAGCCTAGACGGGCCAGCTGTGACGCATGGCCAGACGAACGAACGCCACTCTCTCCCCGGCCCTGGAGTACCGATACGATGCCAGATGCTTCTTCAAACATCAAGTCGATTTCGCCGATTTCGCGGAAGAGATCGGGCGGGATGGTGGGCGCGAGTTTCTCAACCTTGGCGTTTGGCATATCGGTGGCCAGGAGGCCGCCAGCTCGGTTGAGCGCAAAGTTCTTCTCATCCAAGATGCCGGTAAAGCCGATGAGGGCCGTGGGCGGCGAGACTTGTTTGGACAGCAGGTCGAGGATTTCCGTCATGCGACGGTTTCTCAGCTGCTGCAAGTAGATGAGTTTGGAGACTTCCGACGCGCCCCAGTAGTAGTCATACAGGGGGTTAGGGCAGATTTGGATGAAGGGAAGCTCGCCCTTCAAGAACAGGGATTCGCCGGGACGGTCATAGATGATGACGTCTGGGTCAGCCTTGGTGACGCATTGATAGTCTTGGGTATCGTCGTTCCACACCCAGAGCTCGGTCATCTCGACGGTGGGCTCGGCGACTTGTGCCTTGTAGCGGTTCATGCCGGCCAGGTCAAGATTGACGTTGCCGTACATGGTCGGGTTGGACTGCGACAGGATGATGCGCTCGACGCCGTTGGCTATCTCGGTGCGGTCATGCTGCGAGGCTTGCACGCGCTTGACGATGGACTCGCGCTTGGGGTGCGAGTACAGGCGTGAGTAGAGCTCAGAGATCGTGATGTAGTAGGTCTGACAGATGGCTTCCTGACGATCCGTGTGAGGGATGTCTTCGCGCAGCACGCCGATGCAAGCCGGCTCCACCATGTAGGGATGGATGCCGTTGTTGGTGATGAGCTTGATGAACGTGCTGTTGTAAGCCAGCGACCACGTGACTGCGGTAGCGAACACCTGGTCGGCGTTGGAGTTCAGCCACTCATCGTTGAGGGCTTTGGTCAGCGCCGGAATCTTGATGTGCTCAATCGGGTTGACTGAAGCACCGATATTGATTGAGAAGCGCGTTGTCTCGGCCGAGTACAGAAAGCTGGTGAGCTGATCAATGTGCGGATTGATCTTGTTGTACAGGGCCGGGGCTTCGTCTGGGCCGTTGCCAAACAGATACCAGCTACGCAAAGAGCCATAGTCAGTCTTGCGCTCTGGCTGACTGACCATGCACTTCTGGATCAAGTCGAGGTAGAAGAACTCCCGCTCTTCTGGATTGGTTGGAATCCTCATGACTTGTTGATCGTCAGGTTTTCATGGTCTGCAATGTAACTTGCCGCCCGTGGCCCCGTCAAATTGCCGGTGGCCTTGGGGTTGACCCCTACTGTTTCATCTGCAACGGGCTTGAATTGGCCGCCCAAGACTGATTTCATGTTGATGTTACCGCCACCGCCCCACATCACGGCGTCGCCGGGCCGCGATTCTTTGCCTTGCATGGCTGCTGCGGCCTCTTGGAAGTCTTTTTCGGACGCTGAGTTGTTGCGTGTGAGGTAGCCGGACTGATGTTCGCCCTCACGGGTGCTCTTGATGTCGGTCATCCCAAAATCCAGGGCCAGATTCTGCAAATTCTTGTCTGTAGCCTTGGTTTTGTCGGATTTGAGGCCCACAGGCTGCAAAAACACCTTAGAAATCTCGCCTTTGCAGATTTTCATGGGGCATTTGGCTTCCCAAGCCTCAAAAATCCCGTGTTCGGAGCAGAAGTAATCGTGAAGAACGGCCATAGCGTTACCCTCTAGTTGGTTCATCAAGGTCTGGTTGACTGTAATCGTGCCGGTTGACCGGGCCGACGCGCAGTTTGAACCCGTCAGAGGTGCGTTGAATGCCCATTGACGGGAGGATGGCGGGGGTGGCGACCTTGCGGAAGTCCACATAACGGGTGTTGTCGGGGCGTTTCATGATCTTCACGGCCCCTGATTTCCAGGCTGCATAGCCCTTGTTGACCCTGCGCTGGGTCACTTCGGACATTGGAGCATTCTGTAGGACGAAGGTTTGCCAGAGCGTGGTCACGCCGACCCCGCACAACTCGGCAAACAGGGCTACTGAGATGCCGCGCTCTTTGTCCAGCAGAAGCTTTTTGACCTGGCGCAGCAGCTCGGCCTTGGACAGTTCAGCCGCCATACATCCCGATGCGTTTCAAATAGTCCGAGACATTGCGCCCGACTGCAATCTGCTCAGGCGTGTAGTCATCCTGGGCTTTGGAGACTGCGCGAGTAATCTTGTTGGCTATCAACCGTGGCTGCACCTGCTCGGCAAAGGCCACAGCGGCCAGAGCAGAAGCGATGACGCGATCATCTTTGCCGCGCCCAGGAGCGCCCAGAAAGCCGTTCTCACGAACGATGCCCTTCATCTCTTCTAGGGTGTCCATGCTTTTGATGGTGAGCATCCCGCGCTCGAAATAATCTTTCATGTAGTTGAGCATTCGCTCCTTGGTACTTGAGGTGGTCAAGTAACCGATGGAG